AAAGCGGCAAGACATACAAGTTCGTGTTAGCAGAAGTTGACCCTAGCGAAGCACCCAAGAAGATGGAGAAATAAATGCCAATATATGTGGGTGACAATGTTCTAACAGAAGTAACAGACAACAGCAACAATGTGCTAGAAGTCAGCGGCAATTATGCCGCAATAGAACGTTGTAATTGTCAAGGTGGTTTAAGCACAGGTGACTGGAGTGCGGCAACAGAAGTTGAATTTAACGCAGTAGCAAATACCAACAACGATTCTGGTGGACTAAGCGGAGCAAGATTTACAGCACCTTACGACGGTACATACTGGGTCTATGCTTGGTTTATGGTAGATTCTGAAGGGGCATGGAACAACAAATATTGGAGAATATGGGTAAACGGAGCCACTAGCAAACAAGTATCCATATACATGAGTAACGGCGCCAACGGACAATACAAAGAATCGCAAAGTGGTATTATTGTAAATCTAGATGCTGGTGATTATGTGTCTTGCCGCAATTACACCACCAGACTTTACGGAAACAGTACGGCGTATAACAGATTCGTTGTAACATTTTTAGGATAAAACATGGCAATTAGGTTCCCCAACATCACCATAGACAGTTACACAGACGCTTCAAGCGACACTAGAGTGCGTGTGGATGGTGGAATGTTTAGAAGCGCACTAGGCAATGTGCCAGCGTTTCAGGTACGCCATGATCAAAACAGTAACATCCTAACTGGTACAACACTAAACTGGGCAAGTTCTGCCGCCGGACAGACAGTATTTGACTATGGTAATAATATTGTTGATGGTATATTCACATGTCCTGTAGATGGAGCATATTGGTTTTATGTTTGGTTAATGGATGTCAATTCCGGAGCAAACACCAACGACTTTTATTCAATACGAGTAAACAACGCTGATGGAGCTCACCCTAATGGTGGAATGAGAGGGTATAGTTCAGGACAAACTAACCACCATTATCAATGGCCTTCCGGCACTATTTTTAACCTGTCAGAAGGTGATAACGTTCGTGTGTATATCTACAGAGCAGATACTGCGTTTTACGGCTCGAGTGGTTATTATTGTATGTTTTGCGGTTGCTATTTGGGAAGAACATAATGGGTATAAATTTAACAAACGGCACAATAGAATCAGTAGCAGACGGAACTACTGAAAATTTACTAAAGTTTCCAGCAAACTTTAGTAACCCAGATTGGCCTGCATTTCACGCATATAGAGATGCGGGACACATAAGCTCACCCAGTACAACCACAGTGGTTTTTAATGGAACTAGATTAAATAATGGATCTCATTATGATACGAGTACAGGAATATTTACAGCACCCATAGACGGCATATATTGGTTTCATTGTTACAGTATGGATTACAGTGGTGGCGTACAGTATGTGAATGACTATTTTATTTTGGTTAAGAACAATACAAGAAACGTAGAAAATGAATTAAGGTGTTATACGTCCAGTTCTGGAGCATTTAGAGCACATAGAACTGGTGGTAACCTATATAATATGGATGCAGGTGATACCATGAGAGTTATTACGATCAATGCAACCATGTATGGTACGAGTTATGTATACCTGTATTTTGACGGAGCATTAATAGCATAAAGGAAAACAAATGGCAGTTGATATTACAATTACACTTTCAGACGTAGAATACAAAGCAATGACAGTTATTGCTTATAGTCCGCAAGAGTGGGCAGAAAACGTTACAAAAGTGCGAGCACAAAAAGCAATTAAAACTATTGCTAATGATATTATTCAAGAAACACTAGCGGCAGGTGGGTCTATATCGGGAACAGCAGAAGAAATTGTTGCCGCCGCAGATCTACAGACAGCACAAGAAATCACTGACGCTGTTGATTCCACTCCACCAGAGTAGTATCCAGGTAATATTGTTAGCATGACCGCAGACGAATAATACTATTTTAAATAAATACTATATATTACAAACGGAGCTAACCTAAAATGCAACAATTTTACCAAAAACTAAGAGCAACATACACAGGTGAAGAAATCAATGCCACAGCCACATATGAAAATGGTGTATGGACGTACGAAACTGAAACAGTAACACCACCTATACTTTCTAATGATAGGACAGGAAAGCAAGCAGTAGTATTTGGTAACGGAATCAGTCGTGAAGATTTTTATACCAATCTAATCCTCAAGCAACGAAAGTTACAAACATACGGATGTAACGCCATGTATAGAGATTATCAGACTGACTTTTTGGTTTGCAATAACGACAAGATCGCACAAGAGTTAATAAATGCAAACTACAGCGATACTAGAGTAGTTTATGCTAATTCAGATCAAATCTTTAATCACCCAGGCAAGTTTTATTTGATCCCTCAAGACCCGCAGTGGAATGCTGGTGCCATGGCAGCTTACATGGCTGCATTTGATGGACATAAACAAATTTATCTATACGGGTTTGATGGACAAGACACACACGGTAACAACAATAACATCTACGCAGGATCAAATGCTTATCAACCACAAGATGAAGTAATAACTGATGACTTTTATGGTATTGCTTTGAGAACCTTAATGGAGGCTTATCCATTGGTAGAATTTGTACATGTTAACATAACCGGTAAAGGCACTATCCCAGTTCAATGGTTAGAGTGTTCTAACTTTAGAAGAATCAGTTCTCGTGGGTTGGTATTAGAGTGTGATCTGTAAAGATTGATTCCAGCGTTTTTAACTTTTCTTTTATAACACGAAAACTAAATGTACGCCAAACACCCGGATGCAACGGTTTCGGGTGATCGGCTATGCTGGTCCAAGCATATCCTCTGTGTTCATTGTTTAATTTAGGAATAAACTCTTCTTCTACTGCAATCAAATAAGTGTGATATTCAAATTGATTTGAATCGTTTGTAAATTTCTCCAGCGGGATAATTTTTTCGTAGTCAACTGTTCCAATCTCTTCTGCTATTTCTCTGTGCAATGCCTGTACAGGTGACTCATTGCTTTCCATACGTCCACCTACTAGTCCCCATGTACCAGCATGCCGTTTGTGATTACGTAATAAAAATAAGTATCTATGAGTTGATTTACTATAAACTAAAGCACCACAACCTATATAGCCAGACTCCACTCGCCACCTCGATATAAACCTTCAACGCTTTTGACCCAAGTTGTTCCGGTCCAGCGATATTGAACACCAGTATTGGTATTTGTCACGTACTCTGTGGATGTTATTTCTCCACTGTCAAATACCACAATCCAGCGTGTACCATTGTATTCTATTATGTCATTTGCATAGGCTACAACATCACCCCAAACACTATAGTTTTCGTTACCTTCAGCACCAATGTGATCAGTAAGCAAATAACGTGTTCCCGTGGTAGGACTTGTTATATCACTGTCCACAGTAACATTGATTGGATTTATAATCTTAGCCACAGCAGTTAGTGTGTTTAAGGGCATTGTGTCTTCTGTAGGTGTAAACAACAGTATGGTTGGATCCGTTGGGTGATATGCAATCTGCCCTATCAACTCATTCCCTGTTGCTAACTCTAGTCGTAATTCTGTTGTACCAGTTTGTAGTGTACCGTACACTTCAATCAGTGCTTGCCAAGTTTCTTTGGTTGGTGCTACTTTGGTTATTACTCCTGATTCACTTACGACCTCTTCTGGCTTAACCAGTTTCATTTGATTTCCGGTATAGTAGATTCCATACTCTAGTGGTGTAACTTTTACACGAGCAACAAGATTGCTTAGTATAGTATCGTCACTGAATTCGCCTTGTTCATCATACACACTACCGATAAACTTTTGTATTACACCAAGACGCTTGACCTTAGCAGGACTGCTGATCCATATTGGCATTTCAAATGTAAGTGATGCTATGTCTATGCTCTCATCTGCTCCCATTGGCACAGTTCGTGAACTCCATAACATGTCGCTGAGTTGTACAAATGTTAAACTTGTCCAGTCTACATAGTTGTCTGTGGACTGTATTTCAAAACTTGGATTAAACAGTGTTGCAATCTGCTCGACTATCTGCATTTTTTGTTCGGTGTTGCTGGTCCAAATATCCAATTTAACCTGTAACTTATAAGGAACAGGCATTAGTCTTTCAACAGTATAACTATCACCTTGCTGATCTGTGTATGTTCCAGTTTCAGCATCGTAGTGTCTTTCACGTAAATTGATTTTGCCTACATGCGTAGGGTCCTGCATACGCGACTGATCATATGTTAACGCACCTATATAAGCACTCATGGCTGGTACACCGTTTAGTGCGTTTTCACTGTTGTTACGCAGTATAGTAGCAGCCTGTCTACTTTGATCTCCGTAGTATATAGGAACAGTTTGTAGTGTTTTCACACCGTCTGCGTTCTTGCCAAATTCAACTTGAAATCCGCTTAGGATTCGCATAAACTGAACTAAGAATCTACGTATTTGTCCGTCGTAAAAAAATTGTTGAGCCATTAATTATCTGCCTTAGCCTTTAATGCATCACTAAGACTTTGTCTTACTGTTACATTACCTGAATTGTTTGTGAATGTTTCTGTGTTGTTTACAAAGCCACTACGTTGTGTGGTATTGTCTGCTCCTGGCGTAAGTGTTGTTCTCACATTATCTTCAATTTTCACCCAACGTCTCCCGTCGTATCTAAACAGTCTGTTTGGCAAGTAATCTGTTCTAAGTGCATAGTCACCCACTGATGGTCCATCTGGGAAAGCAATACCAACAGTCACTGGCATGCCATTTGGTGTTAGTCCTGATCCGGTCAAATATCCTTCTGGCACTGCCTGCGGACTTAGTATAGCATAGTCTGTGTTTACACTGTCGCTATCAGCAGTTACGTTACCGTCGGCTGTTACACCAATTGGGTCACCTGGATACTTACCATCTGGTGTTGTTGACTTGATATAAAGGTGACTGATATCATAACCACTAAGTGGAACTTCTTTCTCTGCTTCTTTGATAATAGCGTTGTTTACATTTTGATAAGTTTCGATAGTACTTTGTACACTACCAAGACTTACGTTACCGTTGGTCGGATCCCAATCAGGAGCATCGACTTTGATTTGATCAAGTATGTCTTTGTACTCTTGACTGTCGGTCAACGGATTAAGTTTTACACGCCACAAGTGCGGCCACCAAGTTTGACTAAACCCTTCGGCAGCATTTTGACAATCACTTACTACGTAGAATCTTTTAAGTGCCACAGGCAGTGTGTTGTCCAATGGATAATAGTCCATTAAATGTTGTAACTCTAACACATCACCGTTCATCATTTTGCGACCAAGTGTTTCTATCATATCATTAATATGGAATGTCATGAACAGTGTGCCTGTTTGCAAGAACATGCCAAATTGGCTAAGATCAAATGTGGTGTCTTGTACTTGATAGATACCACGCATCGGGTAGATGTCTGTGTCGTACTTGCGGTCTCTGTTCTCTAAGAAGAACAAGTCCTGAATATTCTTTTCGCTTTGATTTGTATAACTTGGTTCTGAAGGATTCTCGTAGAACTTTATGGTACTACCACTGAGTAGTGCTATGGTTGTGCTGTTGTTTAGTGTGACAGAAGTTGCATCTTTAGCAATAACTTTTGTATCAGCA